CAACAACATACCCAGTAAGCACAGATTTTAATTTGCAAGAGGTTACTGATGGGGGGAATACAGCTACTAATGACATCATTTTAGGAAATGCAAATTACTTCCGTTCTTATACAACTGCTAATGCTAATGTAAGGATGCTTGGTATTAATGCGGGTAATACTGCTTATTTAGGTCCTATTGATGCTGGTCCTACAGGTACAATACTAAATGCAAGTTCTACAAGTATTTTTTTAGCAAGTTATACAAGTGGTACTGAAAAAATGCGTATTACTTCCGCTGGATCGGTTGGCATTGGGACTTCAACTCCGAGTGAAAAGCTTCACATAGTTGGAAACTCAATAATTGAATCAAATACAAGTGCTAAGTTAGAGATTAAATCAACTGATAATTTCATTGGTCTTGATGAAGTTATTGGTTCGATAGATTTTGTTTCTGCTGATTATAATTATCCGACAGAGCCTATAAAAGCTCAAATCAGAACTCAATCAGTAAGTACAACAGGAGAATCAGCGATTTTAATTTCAACAACAGAAACCACAAATTTAAGAGACCGTTTAAAAATTGATAAAAACGGAGATATTGGTTTTTATGAAGATACTGGAACAAATCAGAAACTTTTTTGGGATGCAAGTGCAGAGTCATTAGGCATCGGGACTTCTTCTCCGAGTTCGAAGTTGCATATTTTTGGTTCTTTTAATGAACAATTCTTTACACAACAGTCAGGAACTACAAACAAGTTCGGAATATCATCGGGTACTGCATATACAGGATTTTCGGTTGGTTCTTCAACAACTCAAGCCGCAAGATTTTACCACGACAATTCTTACATAACTTTTGCAGAAAATGGAGCTAATGTGGGCATAAACAAAACATCTCCCTCTGCGAAGCTTCACATAGAAGGTTCAGGTAATACTTCAGGCACTACTTCATTACTTGTGGAGAACAGTGATGGAACGGATTTGTTGCAAATCACAGACGGAGGCAATGCTATAATGAATGTTAATTACTTGCAATTAGATGAATTTGTAGGTGGTAGATATTTAAAGATAGCTCCCGCTATTTCGGGTGATACTCATAAAATAGAAAGTAATTCAGGTAGTGATATTGTTGTTTCAAGCTCTAATGGAAATACTTTAATAATTGGTGGTGATGGGCAGCATACTTTTCCTCAATACACATCCACAAACTTTGACGGTACACCAACTTCATTCTTAGGGGTGGACGCTTCGGGTAATGTGGTTAAGACTACAAGTGCGGGTGTATTGACACCAACACTTCAAGAGGTGACGGATGCGGGAAATAGTACGAGTAATGATATTGAAGTAGGAAAGATTACCTCAACTGATAACTTCTTTATAGGTAGGAATGTGACTACAGATGCAGCTAATAAAAACTTTAGGATTGCAACTACTCATTATACAAATGCTGAAGAACCCGTAATAATGTTTACAGGAGCTTCAACAAGTAGTTCAAATGTTGTTCAAGTTGGAGGGGGGACAAGTTTAGGTAATGCTGCGACTTCTATAGATTTTTATACTGCTGCAAATAATACAACTACAACGGGAACGCTCCGAATGAAAATTAATAACTCAGGAGCGGTTGGCATCGGGACTACGACTCCGGGTGCTAAGTTGGAGGTGAATGGAGGCGATATTAAAATAACAGACACTCTTCCCGCTTTAATTCTTAATGGGACAACGGGAGGCAATGAGTGGTCTATATTAGAAGATTCTATTGGTTCTTTACAATTTAGAGAAAATAACGATGCAAAGGTTACTATTACAGACACAGGAGCGGTGGGCATTGGGACTACGAGTCCGAGTAGACCTTTATCGGTGCAAGGAGTAATAGGAGTAAATAAAACGGATGGCGTCGAAATGTTAACCTTAACCCCTACTGCAACGGGTGGAGTATTGACATTGAGGGATTCAAGTGAAAATCCTGATATAGTTTTAGATGCAAGACCGAATAATAATTCTTACATTAATAACGGAGGTTCATTTGGAATTGGAACTTCGAGTCCGAGTGCGAAACTTGAAGTGGTAGATGATGGAGATTGTCATGTTTATTTTGCTGCTGGGAGTAATGCTTCTGACGATGTAATCTTTAGGTTTATGCGAGGAGGAAATAGCAAATGGGGATTTCTTACTCATGCAGATTCAGGGTTGAGGTTGTATGATTATGTAGGTGGAGGAGACCACACTTATTTTGCTGCTGGAGGCAACGTGGGCATCGGGACTTCGAATCCGAGTGCGAAACTTGACATTGAGGGGGGTACAGTAAGAATTGGGGGTAATCATCCAACCAGCCCCTTCGCTTCTCAATTATATTTAGACGCTCCAGTTTCTTCGGATTCTGTTTTGAACTTTCATCAAGCGGGGTCGCAAGTTGGTAAATTAGGTTATGATGCTTCTTTAAGTGGTATTGCTTTTGTTTCAGGAACTGGATCGTTTGCTACTGCTGATATGGTTATATTGGATGGAGGAAACGTAGGGATTGGGACTTCGACTCCTATTGCGAAGTTGGAAGTAAGTGGAGATTTCTCAACTGGTAGAAGTGTAATAATTGAAGCTACAAATGCAACTAAATCAAACGGGGCATACACCTTAGAAGTTGACTCTTCAGCACATACGTCAAATATGACTAATGCTGGTGCTTTAAAAGTAGATGTTTATAATGGTACTGCTTTATTAGTTAATGGACACGGTGACATTGGCATCGGGAATTCAACTCCGAGTGCAAGGACTCACATAGTTGGTTCAGGCAATACTTCAGCTACTAACACTTTGCTTGTTGAGAATAGTGATGGCGATGATATAATGCTTTTGCAAGATAGTAAAGCCGCTTACTTTTATGGTTCAGCAAATTTTGAGCAGGGTTTATATGTAAAAACACAAAAAAACTTAATACTTTATAGTTCAGATAATACAGAATATACAAGAGTAGTTCAAGTTGGCGGGGATTTAAGGTTTTATCAAAATGGAGCTGGTTCGGAATCTCTTAATTATACATTAAAAGAGAATGGTCAACTACTTCTAAATACCTATACAGGCACTACCCACGATGGCACACCAGTTAAAATATTAGGAGTTGATGCTTCGGGCAATGTAGTAAAAACAACACGAACTTACCAAACTAAATCTTCTTTAAATTTTAATAGTGCTGGAGAAGCAACCGTTACGCTGCCATCTACGGCTTTATATGGGGTAACTGCAACGCTTGAAAGTTCCGCAGCTGAGTTTATTGTTATTGCTCAATACTTGGCGGGTACATCAGTTAAATTCAAATTATACGATCACACTGGTTCTGCCGTTTCGAGTGTTACTAGAACAGTTCATTATACTTACACAATATAAAATAATAATTCTTTTAATAAACATAATTTAAAAAAAATGGCTTTACAATATTCAAAAGACCTTTATGGTAAAACATTTGATCAAGCTTATGTGAGAATTTCTCAGATAAGAACAAGGCAAGAAGTTTCACAAACTGAGGAAACCACAGAAAAAATTATTACAGGCGAATGTATTATTCAAACTTTCCCTGATAAAGCAACTAGAGAAGCAGGTGGGGAAACTATGAAAATAGACAGGCTACAAATTACTTTTGATAAAACATCAACGGATAATTTTTATGCTCAAGCGTATGCTCACTTAAAAACACTGGATGAATTTGCTGGTGCGACAGATGTAATTGAAGCTAACGAGCAGCCATAAAGACTTTATTTAAGTATAAGTTTTTAAAGCTAAAATTTTGTATATTTATGGGTAGGTTATCGGATGCAATTAACTTAGGGTATTGGGAACGCAAAGTGCGTACAGATATTATGGCTAAAGAATTTTCTGCTGCCACAAGGGAATTAGAAAAGGAAGTAGCTGAGATAGTTAAAAAGTTGGATAATCTACCTAAAGAATATACGCAAAGGCGTAAATTGTACTTATTAAGGAAAGCTGGTAAAGAATTTGTAAAAACAGTTCAGAATAATATTAGCGATAGTAAGTACAATCATTACCGATATCGGGAAAATGTTATGAAAGATAAGCCTGATAAAATAACTTACCATAGCGGAAACCTAAGAAAATCAATAAAAGTATTGAGGTTTAGAAAGAGTAAGAATGCGGTTTATGTCGGGCCTCGTGTGGTTAGGAAAGCCCATTCAGATGCGAAAAATTACGGATTGAATGATAATATAGTTGATCCATTTTACGCTGCAATGGTGGAATATGGCACAAGGCATTCAGAACCTCAAGGATATATGGCTAAAGGTTACGAACAAGGTCGTATAAAGGCTTTGAATATTTTGGTTAGGGGAGTTGAAAGGATTTTAAAAAGTTACGAGAAAAAAAATAGGGTTTAAGTGATAGAAAAAGCGATTTATAATATTTTGTCTAATGATGTAGATCTTACTGCCGAAATAGGGAATAAGATATATCCATCTATTGCACCAAGACATATTGAGCCTACTTTTATGGTTTACAGTATTGTTTCAAGCAATACAATAAGGACAAAAGACGATCCATTCCCTTTGACTAATTACTTAGTCCAAATAGATACATATTCGGAAAATGCGTTAAATGCTATTGAGGTGAATGATTTAGCAAAAAAAGCATTAAGCCGTAAAACTGGCGAATACGGAAGTATTTGTATTTTTTCCACCACTATTGATTCCGAGATGGATGGATATAGTGGAGAGGATGAAGTGTTTAGAAAAACACTTAAATTTGAAATAATTGCTAAAAATTTAAATTAAATAAAAAATGGCTTGTACAACAACAATAGTGAACACAAGTTTGCTTACATTATACTTTGAATCTGCTACTCCTGGCACATTTAACAAAGTGGCCCATTCAACTGATGCTACTATTTCTTTTAGTGCTGAAACTGTTGATATCACTTCAAAAGATACATCAGGATATAGAGATACCATTGCAGGTTTAAAGTCTTGGTCTGCTAACTTAACGGCTTTTATTGACTATTCTGCGACTTATGGTCAAGAAGAATTAGTTGATAAGTGGATTGCTGGTGAATGTGTTAAGATTCGTTTTACCACCGATGTAACTGGTGATGTTTACTACGAGGGTGATGCAACTATCACATCAGTAGAACTTAATTCATCAGGTGCGGAGGAAGCTGCTTCATTCAGCTTATCTTTAGAAAACGCTGGTGCAATCACAAAAGGCACAAATTAATAATTTGTTGAACCTATGGGGGGGTAGCTTTGGCTACCTGCCTTTTTTAAATTAACCTAAATGGAATATATAACTATAAACGGAGAACAAAAGCCTTTTAGATTTAGTCTTAGAGGTCTGAAAAGATTAGAAGCTGCTATGGGTGCAGATGCTTTTAACCAAATAATGAACGGAAGCCAAACTGCCTTTGGCGATACCATTAAACTAGGCGAAAGCGTTTTATTTATTGGTTTAAGTGAAGGTGCTAAAAAAGCAAAGGAAAAGTTTGATTTCAAACTTGAGGATATTGAAGAATTGCTTGATGATGGGGGTATGGCTTTCCTTGAGGAAATTATGGCTTTATTTGAAAAGTGTATTACAAGCCCAAAGTAATAGCCCAGATAGCTGAAGAGCGAACAGATGTTGAGGGGGATTCTAAAGAAATTGATTTTTGGGATTCCCTTTTGTTTTTACTAGGCTATTTGGGTTTAAGTGCGGATGAATTTTGGGATTTTCAATACAATGAATTAGCGATGCGTTATCATGCTTACAGGGACAAAAGAGATGCACAAATAAAACACGATTATAATATCACAAGGTGGCAGAGTTGGATGTTATTGCAACCCCATATAGATAGCAAAAAAGGAGGAATGAAAAGCCCTATAGATTTAGTAAGGTTTGACTGGGATGAAGAGGCAAAGGTAATACCATTAAAAAGCGAATTGACAGAAGAACAGAAAAAAATAATTGAAAATATGGATAATGCGGTGTTTACTGGTGGCGATCAATTTGATTCATTAGTAGATATTGGTAAACGACAAGAAAAAGGATTATAATGGCTACAATAGGAGATTTAAAAATTAAGGTTAGTGCGGTTACAATGGGGCTGCGTTCTGGGCTTAGAAAGGCGGAAAAGTCGCTGAGTAAGAGTGCTAGAAAGATGCAAAACATATCAAGGAATATGGCTCTTAAAGTTTCAGCACCTATTATCGGCATAGGTGGGGCAGCCTTAAAAGCATCTGCGGAGTTGGAGGTATTAGAAACATCCTTTGGAACGCTTACAGGTTCAACCGAAAAGGCGAAGGACATAATGGAGGACTTGAAAAAGTTTGCTAGTAAGACTCCATTTCAGATTGCAGGGTTAGCACAGGCACAAAAGACCTTAATGGGCTTTGGATTATCTATTGAAGAATCAAGGGAACAATTAGAACTTTTGGGTAATGCTTCGCAAGGATCAAGCGAAAAACTAAAAGGTTTAGCGGTTGTAATGGGCCAAGTGAAAGGTGCTGGTAAATTAGACGCTAGAGATACTTTGCAGTTTATTAATCAAGGTGTACCTATTATTCAACTTCTTAGTGATACTCTTGGGAAGTCAGCAATAGAAATCAAAGAACTAACAACAAAAGGCAAGATAGGTTTTGAGCAAGTTAGTGCTGCTATGCGGATGGCTAATGAGGAAGGAGGAATGTTTTACAAAGGTATGGAAAGGCAAAGTAGGACTTTACAAGGTGTAATGAGTACATTAAAAGATAATGTGACTTTGGCACTTGTTGAGTTAGGAGATGACATTAGTGAAACATTTGATTTAAAGGGGGTTGTGACTAAGCTAACTCAAAAAATACAAGCAATAACTAAAGCGTTCAAGAATTTAAGCCCTGAACAGAAAAAAGTAGCAATAAAAATGACTGCCATAGCCGCTGCAATTCCTGTGGTCATTGGGGGATTAGGGGCTTTAGCTGCTGGTCTTAGTGCAATTGCTGGTTTAGTGGCTGCTATATCTTGGCCTGTAACTTTAGCGGTTGCCGCTATTGCTGCTCTTGGTGTGGCTTTTTACAATGCTTACCAAAGTAGTGAAAGTTTCCGTAAAGGTGTAAATGCAGTATATAGTTTCTTGCAAAGTTTTGTGAAAGATACCATTGAACAATTTAAAGACTTTGCATTATTTTTTAAGCAATTTTTTAGCGGTGATTTTAGCGATTCTTTTGATACTGCCAAAGGAATAATAAAAAGAGGGTTTAATAAATTAGGGGATGCGTTTGAAGCTGGGCAAGATGCTTTTGCTGATGAAGCACCTGATCCAATATCAATAAGTGACCTTTTAGGGTTTGACTTTGATGTTTTTAAGAAAATGATCGCTACGGAAAGCGAAGCATTAGCGGAGCAAACCAAAACCCTTGATGAAAGGATTGAAGCATTAAGGGAAAAGTTTAGCAAAGCAACGGATGAAGGCGAAAGAAGAAGTATAGCAAGTGAATTATTAGGTTTGGTTTCTGCAAAGATTAACAACCTTAAAAAAGCTGGTAAAGCAGCAAGTAAGGAACTTTTAAATTTAAGGGAGCAACTTATTAATTTAACGCAAGGTATTGGTACTGGAACTGGCGATGGGGAAACAAAAGAAAAAGAAAAAACTACTCCATTCATAAAAGACCGTGAAAGGAAGTTAAGAATTGAGGAGGCTGCTGGTCGTGATACAATAGCTTTGGAAAGGCTTATACTAAACGAAAAGCTAAAACTATATAAAAAGGGAACGGATGAATATAAAGATGCCTTAACGGACTTAATGGTATTCAACGAGAAATACCAAAAAGAACTTGCAGAACTTGAAGAACAAGGCATAATAGATAGGAATGAAAGAAACCGCAAACACTATGAAGCAGCCATAGAGCAGGAAAAACAATCCCGAATAAGTGCTTTGTCTGCGGTTGCTAATTTTGCATCAAGTATGGAGGGTACTATGGCTGGTATTGGTCGTGGATTGTCTTATGCTATAAACTTAATTAATGACCTTGATTTAGAAAATATATCCCAAAGGATAGCTGATGGAATTGAATTAACATTTGCGGACATAGGTTCAATGATTGCTGCGGTTGGGGCTATTGCTTCAGGTGTGTTTGAAAGTATTGGTGCTAAGATTGGGCAAAACATCCAATTAGTAGAACAAGAAAAAGAAGCAAGGTTAAAAGCCATTGACCAACTAAGGATTAGTGAGGAACGGAAAGAAATACACAGAGCAAAAGTGGCTGAAAAGTATGACAGAAAAATAGCAGCCATGAAAACAAAACAAGCAAGAGCTGACAAAGCTGCTGCCATAGCTGCTGCAATTTCAAACACTGCGGTTGCTATTACTGCTACGCTTGGCACTCCAATACTGGCTGCGGTTGTGGCTGCTTTGGGTGCTGCCCAAGTTGCTACTATTGCTGCTCAGCCTATTCCACAATTTGCTGATGGTGGTATTGTAAGCGGAAGAACATTGGCTGAGGTGGGTGAATATGGAAGTGCTAGTAGAGGGAATCCTGAGGTTATTGCCCCTTTAGATAGGTTAAGATCAATTTTAGGCGATACACAAGGCGGAAATTTGACAGGTGAATTTAGGTTGCGAGGTGATGACCTTGTTGTGGCTGTAGAACAAGCAAACAGAAGAAGCGGAAGATTTAGTGGTAGAACACAATTTTAAATAAATGGCATATAATACAAGGTTTGTCTGCAACTTTGCGGACATTTACGGAATGGATTATAGATTAGAAATATTGGAGGATGGCTTTAGCGGTCAATCTTCTGATATTTTATTAGGAGCTGGTGGTTTTAGGCTTACATATAGCGGAAATAATAGAGGTGTTGGCAGCCTTATTTTAGGCAGTAAAGTTGAGTTTGATTTCCAAATTACGACATCAACAGAAAAAGAATTTATAAAAGACCTTGCATTAAGTGGTGATAGGGATTTTATGTGTAGAATAAGCAGGGATGAAGGAGCTGGTCATTATGATTTTTGGATGGGCTTTATTATGTCTGACCTTGTTACATTTCAAGATGCCCCTTACCCATTTAGCTTCAATGTAGTGGCAACCGATGGTTTTGGTTTAGCAAAGGAGTTGGATTACACAAATTCAGTATGGAATGCAAATGGAAAGCCTAGCGATGTGTACAGAACTCATAGTCAGTTAATAGTTGAAGCCTTGACAACCATCGGCATAGTTCAAGAATTAAATTACACAAACCCAATACAAATAGGTAAAACATTACTAAGAGAAAGTGATCAACAGAACTTAAGCAATCAAAGTAAATTAGATACAACTAGGGTAAATACAAAATGTTTTGTAAAATATGATACAAGTGCGGAGGGTATTGATTATAACTATTCATCTATGTATGATGTATTATATGAAATTTGCAAAGTATGGAACGCAAGGTTATTGCAATGGAATGGCAATTTTTGGTTTATCCCTGTGGCAAATTATTTAGATACCAGTGCGGAGTTTTTCCCAATGAATTTAAATGCGTTAATGTCAGCCCCTGTATCACAAAGTTTATTTATTACATCGGACAAATACAATAGGCTTGTAGGCGGTCAGTTTGATTTTTATCCACCATTAGAAAAAAGCTGCGTTGAATACACATACTATTATGAGCCATTTGCCACACCTGATTCAAATACTAATACCTGCGGAGTTAATATAATTAATCAGTCTTATAGTTTTTTTGATAATATAGTTCCTGAAACTTACACTAATTATGGCGATCATAATTTAAATATCACAATTGGGTACAAGTACAATAATGAGGTAATTGATACAAGTGGCAACGGTGATGATCCTTACCCTGACGATACTGAATATGTAGCAGTTTGGAGAGCTATTGTATCAAGTGGTGATTATAGGCTTGTCAATGATGTAGCAAGTGTGGATAATAGTCAGAACATAACTTTTACCACAGCTCAATGGTTAAAGAATGGTTCGCAAACTTATGAAAATACAGTAGGCACAACGCTTGACATTTCAGATATGGATTGTTTTGGCTTCCCTGATGATGCTAATATTGTAAGGGTTATAAAAAATGCGGTGGCACTTCCATTAAGTGATTATACATATAGCAAAACAAATGAAGAAATAACATTTACAACTTCTTTAATATCTACCGATATTATTGAGGTCATTTTTGATTACATAGGGTATGGGGTTTTTTATTATGAAATACCTGAATTAGACATTACATTTAACGCAATTACGCAAAGTGCAACAGACTTAGTTATAGATATACCTTTCCCACCTGAGGAAGGCGATATAACAATAGAACCCACAGGTTCTGGCATTACGCACATTCGTGGATATTTGATTCCAAGTGCTGCGTCCACCTTTGGTATAGATTACATGAAAGCCGAAGTTTTAAATAGTCCATTTGGGGGAACTATTACCATAGGTTCCGAACCTTTTTTAAGGGTTAAAAGCATTGAACCTACAAGTATAACAGTAGAAAACAATTTATCTGCCCAGCCATCAAATACAAGTAAAACGATAAAAGATTGTTTAGAAAACGCTACCGATTCAGCTCAAGCAATTACCATACAAATGATCACAGGTGATAAGTCAGAATACCATAGTGATAGCAATTTAGAAGTTCAAAAAACTGATGGCACTTGGGTTAAATCAAATGAATGGATTCTTGCAGCTAATAATTTATCTTATACTGGTAGCTTAGCAAATTGTATAAATACATTGAATTTACACATTCAAGAAGTTCCTAGTCTGCGTTTTAACGGAAGTATTACTAGGTCAGGCTCTGATTTATTTGATCCTATAAAAGGAATTAAAGTACCAACTTTTAACACATTTGAAGACAATTTATTTTTTGGCGGTGGAACTTTTGTAGCTGCGGAGGGCATTTGGGATATTCAAATGATACAACTTGGACTTAATTAATACAATATTTTTTAAGTATAACAAATAAAACATTTTTTTTATTATATTGTAGCGTAAATAATTATTTCACAAATCATTTAAGAAATGGCAACTTTAAACGATAAGGAAAAAGCAGCATTAGATAAAAAAATTGAAACTATCAATGCTTTAAATAGACAAATTCTTGACTATACTAAAGCCCAGTATAAGGCTTGTGAATTGCAAGATGAAGCGGAACAGTCTTTACAGACTTATTATGAAAAACTATCAAAAAAATATAACGAGGGTAAGCCTATTTCAATCAATATTGAAAATGGTGAAGTAAACCCAATAGAAGATAAAGAAGAAAAGTAATTTTCTTTGTTTTGGTTGGTTTTTGAATGGTTAATTATAGGGGAGTGGAGTTGGGTTTACCTGTCTGCTCCCTGTTTTTTTAAAAAAATAAATATTAGTTTTATGAACTGGTTAATTGAAAATTATACTGATGTCATTGCTATTTTGGTGGGGCTTATTGGAGTAGCTGAGATTATTGTAAATCTTACACCAAGTGAAAAGGATAATAGTATATTGCTAAAAATTAAAAATGGCTTGGCTGCTATTTTTCCTAATTTTAAAGTAGGCGGAGGAACTCATTAATTATGGCAGAACTTAAAAAAAAGGCAGTTACTAAAACAAAAAAGGTCGCAAAGCCTAAAAAAGTAATTGTCAATTTACAGAGAGATAGGTATAATGGCAAGGGTGGTGTAATTGGCACACTATCTTATAAAGATAAGTTTGTTGCATATACTTTAGAACTAGAGTGGGATGACAATAAACAAAGAAAATCATGCATACCTAAAGGCGAATATTTACTAAAATTTAGAGATTTTGGCGGATATTACGAAAGGTACAAAAGGAAGTTTAATGATCACGAAGCTGGTATGATTGAAATCACTAATGTTGATGGCAGGGGTGATATTTTAATTCATATAGGAAATACGGTTGCTGATACTTTGGGCTGCGTATTAGTTGGTCAAGAAGTGGATAGCGTTAAGTCAATGGTATATAATTCAACCAAAGCATATTCTTTGAATGTTTACCCATTATTGGCAAAGCTATTAAAAGAGAATAAAGAGGTTTATTTAAAAATATCTTAAATGAGTTTAAAGAAAAAAATTGGGGAACATTTGCTTTGTGTAGCTATTGACCTTGCAGAAGCACATCAAGAACTACTTGATGCCCAAATTAAGGTTGAAAATTTAGCCCAAAAATATAATCAACTTATTGAGATGCAAAATGAATTAGAAAATGACAACAGTACCGATAATATTAATATTACTGATAGCCCTGCTTTCACTTTTGTCAATCATACTGGGTAATATAGGTAGCAAAAAAAAGGATGAAAAAATAAAAAAATTAGAAAAATCAATACTTGTTAATGAAAAAATAAATACATTGCAAAAAATACCTATACTGCCAACAGACAAAAAAAAACATAAGAGAAAAAAGAGAAGGGCAAATAGGAAGATAAACCGCATTCAGAAACTAAACAATTTTTAAAATATGGCAACCAAAACAAAAACTCCTTTTGAGGTGTTAAGCCAAGTCAATCTAAATGACAAGGTTAAGGTTAAACCCAATGCAAGTAAAGCAAAGTATATCACTTGGAGCGATGCTTGGGCGGAAGTTAAAAAGCATTACCCCAATGCTAATTGGGAAGTACAAACTTATTGGAGTGGAAATGAAAGCGGTGTACATACACCATATTTGTCAACCTCTTTGGGGATTATGGTAAGCACAAAAGTTACCATTGAAGAAATATCACATACAATGCA